AGGCCGGACACGCCGATGCCGGAGCCGCAGGTATTGAAAATGTCGTTGTTCGCAACATCAGCCCCATAGAACCATTGCTCGATGCCGTTCATATAGGTGTTGTTGACATCGACCACGGTCGCCGAATCGTGAACCTTGTTCCCATAGACGCTGATGTGGTGGGTATTGGTGTCGCTCGGTCCAAGCGTGATGCCGCCGCCAAAGCCCCAGCCGTAAATCTCGTTATCCGAGACTTCCGTGTTGTCGGCCCAAAAGATGCCGAAGCCGGTGTTTTTGCTGACGTTGTGCGAAATGCGGCAATGATTGACCGGATAGCTGGACGACCCGAGATTGATCGCCTGGCTCTGGTAGATCGACGCCGCATTTTGCGAGAAGCTGTTGCCGGAAATGTCGCACGACGAAAGATTATAGCTGGCGACCAGAATAATCCCGGTCCCGACAGTCGGGGCCGCGCCATTGGCGATGCTGCTGCCGGTGACGGAGAAAGAGCCGCCGCCCGAATAGAGGACCGACGCGACGCCGGAATAGGTCGCGCCATTCAGGTCGAACGCCATGTTCTTGACGCTGATGGCCGCCGTGCCGCTGCTCCAATGGAACAGCTCTCCAGTCATCGTCGCGCCAGAGGCCAGCTTGACGCCGCCGCCCGCTAGGCCCTCGAAAGAGAGCTGCCCGGTGATGGTGTTGGCCGCGTAGGAAATCAGGCATGTCCCGGGAAATGTGAGCGTGACCGGCGTGGAAGACCCGCCAAGCGCCGTCAAAGCATTGGCCAGCGGCGTCGTGTCATTGGCCGTCCCGTCGCAGGCCGCGCCGAAATCGCCACGCAGGTTATAGACCTTGCCGCTGTTGCCGATGTTCGCCACAGCGGCACCAGGGGCCAGCATGGAAGCCGATACCAGGCCGGGGCCGGGAGGCGTGGTCATGCTGTCCGCGAACGCGGGCGACGCCGCAAGCAGGGCGGCGAAAAATACGGAGAAGCGCTTCATTTCAGAAAGTCTCCAACGTGCCGACGTTTTGGCTGCCAGATGCGGCGATCCCGTAAACCGCCGCCATGGCGTTGATCGTGATCGAAGCGCCAGCGACAAGCGGCAGGCCGTTCGAAGTGGTAACGCCCGCACCGCCGAGATAGATGGTCGCAGAGCCATTGTTGTAGATCGTGACTGCCACGCGCCCGGAGCCGGAGGGACCGGCCCGCATATCGACGATCAGCGTGGCGGCTGTTCCGACATTCGCTTGCGCCGTGGCGAAGTTCATCGCTCCGACGCAGGGTTGCTGGTCGGGCGCCGGGACGACAGGAAGCGAGTCCTGGGCGAAGGCAGATCCCGTCGGCGGAAGCGTATTGATCGTCTGGTTTGCGCCAGCCGCGTCTTTGACCTGAATCGACATAGTTCAACCCTCAGAGGCCAAGAGCCGCGAGATATTGCGAATTGCGCGCGTCGCTGAAATCGAGCGCCGGCGCGAAATGCGCGCCGTCGTCGCCATCGGCGTCGCGCTCGAGCAGGTAGAGCGTCAGATATTGGCGGCGGCCGTCGTGATTGAGCGCGCCCTGAATATCGAAATTGCGGCCGCGAAACTGGAGCCGATTATTGGTGCCGATTCCGGAGCGCCAGCGGATGACGCATTCGAAATTGCGCAGGCCTTCGTCACGGCCGGCGCGCCACGCCTGTTCGGCCGACTTGCGGCCCATGCTCGCCCAGGTCGCAAACAGCGGCGCCCATGCCGTGACGATGTTCCTCGCGTCATCGACCGTCTGTGTCTGCTCATAGATCCAGACGCGGTCGCGCAATTCGCCCGGGTGCTTGATCATTCCCAACGGTCCGCGAAAAGGAGGGCGTCGATCACGTTGAGCTGGCCGCCGGTGAGGATCATCACCGTGGGCTGGTCGCGGCTGAACTGCGCCGAATTGCGAAATTCATAGAGATTGGCGACGAGGATCTTGATGGCGTGGATCGCCGATTTCGAGACCTTGTCGGCTCCGCCGACCGTGAAGCGGACGACAACCGGCTGCGGCCCCTGCCCGATCCATGGCCAGAGCAGATTATAGGGCTTGCAGATGATGGTCGCCTGCCCGTCCGGAGCCACGATGTAAAAGGACGGATCCATGACGGCGGCCGGGCCGTAGGGATATTGCAGATAGGTCAGCCGATCGACGGAGACGACAGGCGCAAGCGGCAGGCGCATGCCGTTGCGTAGAGTGTCCGTCGTCCAGTCGACCTGCCGCACCGCGAGGCGGCGCTGGGTCGCGTTCTCGACATGCTCGACCGCGACGTCGATCAGGGCCGCGATCAGCGCGTCGTCGTCGTCATAATCGACGCGCAGATGCGCCTTGACGGCTTCGAGCGTGACAATAGTCTCGCTCGGCTGGGTGACATTGACGATGGCCATTGGATGTTCCGCGCCGCATTCCGCATTGACCGGCGCCCGCGAAGGCGCCGGCCTCTTTCAGATCAGTTGACGACCTGCTTGACCGCCGACGCGTTGTTGCTGGCCGCCGGGGCGTAGCGTTCGTTCACGCCAAGGATGAGGCCGCCGACGAGCGAGGCGGCGGTTCCGACCGTGATCGAGAGACGGAGGTAGCCAAAGCCATTGGACAAATCGAGATCGCGCTGCAACAGGTTGATCAGGTTGACCTTGCCGTCGTCGGTCGCCTTGACGTTCTGGGTCATGGCGGTGACCGTGATATCCTTGGCGCCAGTGCCGCCGGAATCCTGCGCCTGCTGCATCTTGGCGTCGATCGTGGCCGAAGCGCCGAGGACGCCGTTCTGGACGACGGCCAGGAAGGCCTCGAACTGCGCGGCCGCAATCCAGCCGGTGGTGTAGGTTCCGGCCGCCTGAGAGGCCGGCGCGAGGGTCGCCAGGATGGCGATGTTCTGGGAAGGACGAAGCGAAGCGAGCATGGCGGGTCAGCCTTTTGCTGGAAAAAGAGGATGATCGCCGGGCGCCTCGCGCCCGGCGTGACGTCAGGCCGCTTAACGCGCCTGCAGGGTGACGAAATGGCTCTTGGTGAGCGAGCCATTGGCCGGATTGAGCGGGGCCGACAGCAGCGGCTGGCCGCCGACGCGGAACACCCAGCGGAACGCGGTCATGTTGTAATCGAAGAACAGATGGATCGACGCCGCGAAGTCGACGCCGCCGCCGGCCTTGGTCGCGAGATAATAGCCGGTCGGATCGACCAGCATCAGATCGCCGGGCGTGCCGAGCGCGAGCGCCTGTTCGGTGAAGATCACCGGGCGGCCGAGCAGCATGCCGCCGGGCGCCTTGGCAAGGCCGCCATCGGACGGAATCCAGATCGGCCAGGTGCCGATGTTCAGGTTCACGAGCTGCGGCAGGATTTCGATATTGGCCAGCCAGAGCGCCTTGGGGATGGAGCCGGCCGGCAGGCGCGTGAACATTTTCGCGATATTGTTCACGACGATCGTGCCGGCGGTCTGGCCCGATTCCTTGGCCTGCACGATGGTCGCGGGGCCGTTCATGAAGCCGAACGGCTTGCCGTTGCCGTCGCCCTGGGCGATCGCGCGCGAGATCTGATAGCGGATCGCGGCGGCGGCCTTGACCGTCAGGCGGTCTTGCAGCTGCGGCGCGTCGTCGATCAGCTCCTGCGAGGCGGCGCAGAACGCGTAAAGCTCGTGCAGCGGGATCGTCGCGCCGTTCAGGCTGAGGCGCGAGGCGTTGAACTGCTGGGCTTCCGCGCGCCAGTAGGCCTGCACGCCGGCCGCGCCCCAGGGCGTGGTTTCGTCCTTGACCAGCTGGACCATGTTGCGGGCGGTCGGGTTCGGCGAGATCAGATCGGTGAGATCATAGCCATAGCCCGGGAACACCAGCTCCCAGATATTGGTCGAATATTCCGGCGGGGTCAGGAAGCCTTCGCCGACGCCGCCCTGATTGACCATATTGGTTCCGGGAGGCGCGGCGAACAGGCGCGGGTCGGCGGGCGCCCCGGTCGAGACGGCGCGCACCGCATTGGCGAATTCGCCGAGCGAGTGGAAGCCGAAGGTGGTTTCCGGATTCGGCGTATTGTCGCGGATCTGGAGGCGCTGCTGCTGGGCGCCGGGGCCGGGGGCGGCGAAGGCCGTTCCCGTCGACAGGGCGGCGCGGCGCGCCTCTTTTTCGGCGCGCGCGATCTTGGCGTCGAGCGCGACGATATCGGCCTCGGCCTGGTCGAGTTCGGCGTCCAGCGCCGTGGCCGAGGTCTTTTCTTCGTCGGTCGCGGTTCCGGCGTCGATCTTGCCGACGAGGCCGTTATAGGCGGCGCGCTTCTGGTCGAAGATGGTCTTCGCTTTCGCGCGGGCGTTGATAAGCGCTTTGAGGTCCATGATTTTTGTCCGGGTTGGAGGTTTTGAACGCAGCAGGCCGCGCGCCCCGAAACGCCGGCGCGCACGAATTCACGAATTTTTTGGAAGAGTTTCGCCGTCAGGCGAGGTTTTCGAGCGCCCGGGCCAGATAGGCGGAGAGAACGTCGTAATCGATCGCGCCCGGCGCGGTCGGAAAGCTGATGGCGACGCCCGAAACATTGCCGAGTTTGAATTCATGCGTCCGGGCGGTGTCGGCCGGGATCAGGAACTGTTCGCGCAGGGCGTCGCGAATATCGGTGACATATTCGGTCGCCGCCGTGCGCCGCGCGAACAGGAAAGTGGCGATCTTGGCGCCGCCGATCTTGCCGAGCTCGGAAGGCTCGGGGGCCGGTTCGAACACGGGCTGCGGCGAATAAGGATCGGAGGCGGCGGCGGCTTGAATGGCGGCGGCCTCTTCGGCCGCCTTGGCGGCGGCGGCGATTTCTTCCGGCGTGGGCGTGGCGCCCTGCGCCTGTTGGTTTTCGTCAGTCATGTCGGGGTCCTTCTTTGGCTAGATCAGCGCGGCGCGTTTCGACAGGCGCCGCGATCCGGGGTTCTGGCAAAGCGAGGCGATCACATCGGACAGGGTCATGACCCCATCCGCCATGCCGGCGGCGACGGCTTCTTTCGCCGTAACCGTGCGGCCCTTGCCAAAATTGTCGCGGACATGCGCCTGCGAGACGCCGCGCCCCTGCGCCACCGCGCGAATGAAATCGGCGCAGGCGGCGTCCACGCGCGCCTGGATCGCATCGAGCGCCTCCGGCGTGAGCGGCTGGTAGGGATTGCCCTCCGCCTTGAATTCGGACAGGCCGGATTTGATGATCGTGACGCCGACGCCGGCGTTTTCCATCGCCTTGGAATAATCCGCGTGCATCGAGAACACGCCGATCGAGCCGACCTCGCCGGACGGCGCGATATAGAATTTCGAGGCCTGCGATCCGATCCAATAGGCCGCCGAGGCGCAGAGCGTATCGGCGATGGCGACGACGGGTTTTTGCGCCGCCGCCGCCGCGACGCAGGCCGCCGTTTCAGGCGTTCCTGCGACCGTGCCGCCGGGGCTGTCGATCACGAGCGCGATCGAGCCGACATCGGCGCTCGCGGCGGCCGCGTCGATCGAGGCGCGAATGTTATCCATGCCGGGATAGGAGGAATACCAGCTCGTGCCGCCGCGCGGCATCAGCGCGCCGAACATCGGAATGACCGCGACGCCCTGCGGAGCCGCCGGCGGTTCATTGCGCGAGCGCGGGCCGGCCGCCAGGGCCGCCGGATAGATCGCGAGGCGATCCTCGCCGCTTTGGGCCGCGAAAGCCGCGAGCATGGCTCTAATCATTTTTAGGGTCTTCCTCTTGATCGGACGGCGCAGATTTGTCGGGCTGCGCGCCGGCGACGCCGGGCTCGCCCGCCTCGCCGGCCTTTCCGGCCTCGACCATGTTCGTGGGTTCGAGATAGCGATCGCCGCCGGGAACCGGGCGCTGATTTTCCAGCCGCAGGATGTCATTGACCGAGAGCCAGCCCCACTGGCGGCCAATGGCGTAAGCCTTGTAGCGGGTGAGAATGTCGCCGCGCAGCAGCGCCGAGAGGTTGATCTCGACCGTCAGCTCGTCCTGCTCTTCGGGATCGACGATGAGATCGCGCCAGATCGACTGCTCGATCGCCGCGACATAGGGCGCGATCGTGAAGATGATGAAATCGAGCGATTGCTGCTCGATATTCGAGAAGGTGGCGCGGTCGAGGATCCCGGCGCGATGCGGCGGCATGTTGAACAGCCGGCAGATGGCGAGCGCGGACTCGCGTTCGGTCTCGATGAACTGCGCCTGGTCGTTCGCGACCGAGAAGGGCTGATATTCGACGCCATATTGCAGCAGGCGGTCCTTGTGGCGATTGGCGCCGGTGGAGCCCCAGCGCCAGCCGGCCATGAATTTTTCCTGCTCTTCCTTCGATTTGAACGAGCCCGGATGTTTCAGGACGCCGCCACTCTGGCCGGAATTCTTGAACCAATCGGAGCCGTAGTTCTTGACCGCCAGCGCGCGGCCGAACACTTCGCGCGAGGTTTCGAAGATCGGCCGGCCCTGCAAGCCATTGAGCGTGAGCGGCGCCATGCGGACATGCCAGATCAGGTCGCTGGTCAGAACCTCGGACCCGACAGCGCCGATGCGCGTGATCGTATATTCGACCTTGCCGGAGCTGCTGTTGCGCTCGACCTTGGTGACGCGCTGCGGATGGATCAGCTCCATCGAGCCGATTTGTCCCGTCTTTCGGTCTTGCGTGAGCAGCGCGTAGGAATTGCGCCAGATCGCCAGGTGGCGCAGCTGTTCGTCGCGGAATTCCTGCGAGGTCTGGCGGTCGTTGGGCCGCAGATTGAACAGTTTCGCGACCGGATGATCGGCGACGAGCGATTTGTAGCCCTGCGGCTCCGCCTCTTCGCTTTGCTGCGGCAGGACGACGCCCTGGGCGGAGATCCCGTCGTCGGCAGCGCCCTCGGCGCGTTCGAAAATGCCGATCGGCAGCGTCGAGAGCGGGCCGGCCAGCGCCAGCAGGCAGGCCGCGACGGCGTCGAGTTGCTGGATCGTATCGGCCGAGACATATTCGCCGGCGCGCGAAAAATCGGCGCCGCCGCCATCTGGCCGCCAGAAGCGCTCTTCCATCGGGTTCGGCCGCGGCGAAATGCCGACGAGACCGGCGAAGAATTTGAAAAAGCCCATTCACAACACCAGGAGCGCGTCGGCGCCGGTTTGCATCGGTCCCTGATCGCCGGCGAGATGCGCGGCATAGGCATTGAGCGCCGCCGCGATTCCGTCGATTTTTTCGGCCGATTTCGATTTGTCCGGGACGAAATTCATGTTCGCGTCGGGCCTCAGGCAGACATTGCCGGCCATCCAGCGCAGGCAGGGATTGCCGCCGTGATCGAGCTGCGCGGTAAAGACGAGCTCCTCGAACCGGCGCCATGGCTCCGACAGGGTCAAATGGCCCTGTCGCACCTTCACGAAAGTCTCTGCCGGGATCCCGTCGGCTTGCAGATCCGTGATCAGCTTCAGCGAATAGAACGGGTCGAAGCCAATGGCGCGGACATCGAAGACGTCGCACCATTCGAGAATGGCCTTCTGGACGAAGGCCTGGTCGATCATGTTGCCCGGGGTCGGCTCGATCACGGCCGGCGTCAGTTTCGACCAGCGATCGTATGAGACGCGGTCCATGCGCGCGCGGCGGTCAATCGCCTCTTCCGGGCACCAGAACCGCGCGATGATCTCGACCGGATCGTCCTCGCGCAGCGGCTCGAACCAGGCGACGAGCGAGGTGAGATCTCGCGTCGACGACAGATCGAAGCCGAGCGTGCAGCGGCGGCCGCGGAGCTTTTCGACCTTGGTTTTCCAGCCGTCCTTTTCGTGCGGGCAGGCGTCCCAGATCTTGATCGGGATCGCCTTGTCGACCGCATCGACCCATTGATTGGCGTGATAGCGGCGGAAATGGGCCTCGGCGCTCGGGCGTTCCTTCGCCAGCGCCAGTTCGCGGCGGATGAATTCCCAGCTGGGCGTCACCGGCATGTTCGGATTGACGCGCAACAGGTTCTTTTCGTCGCTCCAGTCCTCGCCATCGTCCATGTAGAACAGGACCGCGAGAACCGAACTGTCGTCTATGCGCCCCTCCAGGATGGCGCGGGTTTCCTCGAACAGCTCGTAACCGACGACCGCCGTCTTGATCCCTGCCGTCGAAGCGTAAAGCTCCATCGGCTGGAGGCGCGCGCCGGTGCCCTGGCGAAGAGTCGTGGCGATATCGCGCGTGCGCCATTCGTGCATTTCGTCGCCGACAATCGTCGTCGGCGATAGGCCGTGGCGTCCCTCGACCTTGCCCGGCAGCAGCTCGAAACTGGATCGCGTCTCCGGCGCCCAGAACGCTTTCTTGAGGCGCCGCACCTTTTCCGGCTTCGAGAGCGCCGGGTGATAGGCCAGCATCGCGTCCATTTTCTGAAACACGATGCGCGCCTGCGACTCGGAGCTGGCGAAGCAGAAGCCCTGGGCGCCGATGACGCCGTCGAGCAGCCAGAACAGGATGGCGAGCGCCGCCAGAAACTCGGACTTGCCGGCCTTGCGCGGCACCCAGAGCCGCAGCTCGCGGAACACGCGCGCCCAGATGACGACCGTCTTGCCCGTGGCGAGATCCGGTTGCTCGATTGGCCGTTTCCAGCCAACCAGCATGCGGACAATGATTTCCTGCCAGAACGCCAGGTGGAAGGGCTTGCCGGCCCAGCGATCCTCGGGGTGGTTGAACAGCGTCGGCCACGCCTTGACGATGCGATCAGCCTTCGCGGCGTCGAACCACGCGCCAGGAACAGAGGCCGCGCGGTTCCACGAGATCAGAGCCCATTTCCAGCCGCGCCGCTCCGC